CGCTGCGATCCGCTCCGGCGGCTGGCGGATTTCGACGCGAACGGCCTGACCGTCCTGTCGGCTGTGCTGGAGGACCTGACGCTCCAACGCAAGGCCGCGGCCGATGAGTTGGCCGCCATCAACCGCGAGTTGGGTTGCCGGAGGTAGCCGTGGGCCGCGAGCACGCTCCCGAAACGGTCTGGCGCGCGCAGGAGCTGTACTGCGTGGATCGCCTGTCCATGCGCGAGACGGCCGAGGCCGTGGGCGTGGCCGAGTCCACCTGTTGGGAGTGGTGCAACAGATTTGATTGGCGCGCCAAGCGCGAGGAGATCGCCAAGGCGCAGGCGTCCATCGCCGGAAATCTCATTTTGGCTCGCGCAGGCATGATCGAAACGCTCATCGCGGGCCGCGACGCCCAGACCGGCTTCGCCGTGGCGAGCCTCGAAAAGCTGGCTATGGAGCAGGCCGAAGCCCTGCGCGCCGGCCGGTTGGTTGCACAGCAGCTCGCGGCCGAGCGCCGCGAGATCAACACGCCCGAGGACGCGGCCGCCGCGCTCAAGGAGGCGGTGGAGGCCCGGCTTGCCGGCCTGCTGGCCGATCCGGGGAGCGTTGATTTGAAGGCGATCAAGGACGTCAAGGAGGCTCTTGAATTGATACGGCAACTGTCGCCCCAGGACGACAAAGCCAAGGCCGACCAACGAGGCCTGACGGCAAGGGTCGAAGCGATCATTCGGGGGGGGCTCTAGTGGGCGTCCTGTTGCCGTACCAGCGGGCATGGGTCAATGACCGATCCCGCGTCAAAGTCTGGGAGAAGTCCCGACGGATCGGGGCCTCCTGGTCCGACGCCGCGGACTCGGCCCTGGTGGCCGCCCGGGGAACGCCCGCCGGCGGCATGTCCACCTACTACCTCTCCTATAATAAAGATATGACGCAGCAGTACGTCAAGGACTGCGCGAATTGGGCCAAGCGCTACCATCTCGCGGCCTCCGAGGCCGAGGAAGTGGTGCTGGACGATCCGGACAAGGATCAGACCATTTATCAGGTGCGATTCGCCAGCGGCCATGTGGTGCAAGGCCTGTCCTCCAATCCCAACAACCTGCGATCCAAGCAGGGGCGGGTGCGCATCGACGAAGCCGCGTTCGTCGAGAATCTGGCGGAACTGCGCAAGGCCGCTCTGGCGCTCATCATGTGGGGCGGCGACGTGGCCTTCATCTCCACCCACAACGGCGAATCCAACGACTTCAATCAGCTTGTGCAGGACGTGCGATCTGGCCGGCTCGACTACTCTCTGCATCGCACCACCCTGGACGACGCCTTGGATCAGGGTCTGTACCGTGCCATCTGCAAAGCCAAAGGGCAGGATTGGTCGGCCGAGGATCAGGCCTCGTGGCGCGCCAAGCTCATTGCGGACTACGGCGACGGCGCCGATGAAGAACTTTTCTGCATCCCCTCGGCAGGCTCCGGCGTGTGGCTGACGCGCAATCTCATCGAGTCCTGCATGGCGCCGGATATCCCGGTGTTGCGCTGGACGCCTCCGGCCCGCGACTTCGTGGATTGGCCCCTGGACCGGGCGGCCCGGGAGGTGCGCGACTGGTGCGAGATGGAAATTTCGCCTCTTTTGGCCGGCGTTTCCAGAGAGCGCATGACCTTTGTGGGTGTGGATTTCGGCCGTTCGGGGGACCTGACCGTGATCTGGTTGCTGGTGGAGCGCTCCGGCCTGGACATCGCCACGCCGTTTGCCGTGGAGCTGCGCAATGCGCCCTATCGCACCCAGGAGCAAATTTTGGCGGCCATCGCCGATCCCTTGCCGCGCCTGTGCGGTATGGCCCTGGACGCGCGGGGCAACGGCCAAGCCCTGGCCGAGTACGCTCGCCAGCGCTTCGGCGCGAGCCTCGTGGACGAGGTCATGCTTTCGGAGCCCTGGTACCGCGAGCATATGCCCAAGCTCAAGGCCCAGCTCGAAGACCGCACCATCGCGCTGCCGCGGGACGCCGACATCCTGGAAGACCTGCGCTCCCTGCGTATGGTCAAGGGCGTGGCGAAGCCTCCCGAGAACCGCGGCAAGTCGGCGACCGGCCAGCGCCACGCCGACTCCGCCGTCGCCCTGGCCCTGGCCGTGTATGCGGCCAAGACCATGGAGGGCGGCCCCGTCGAATACACCTCCGCCGTCCGCTCCCGCTGGGGCGAGGACGCGGGACGGGGGGCCTACTGATGCAGCTCGTGGATCAATTCGGCCGGCCCATCTCTTCCAAGGATGCGCGCAAACCCGAGACGCGGCCCCTGGCCGTGACCAGCGTGCGGGACCGGTGGTCCGAGTACCCTGCCGACGGCCTCACGCCGGGCAGACTGGCGCGCATCTTCAAACAGGCCGACCAGGGCGACGTCAGCCGGCAAGCCGAGCTGTTCGAAGCCATGGAAGAGAGAGACGCCCACCTCTTTTCTCAGCTGCAAATCCGCAAGCTGGCCGTTCAGGGGCTTCCGTGGGAAATCCTGCCGGCCGGCGAGGACGCCCGCGCCCGGCGAGCGGCCGACCTTTGCCGCGAGGTGCTGGCGGGCCTGGACGACTTTGACGAGCACGTCCTCGACCTGTTGGACGCTGTCGGCAAGGGGTACAGCCTGATGCAGATTCGGTGGGATGCGTCTTCCGGACAGGCCTGGCCCACGGCTCTGGAGTGGATTCACCCTAAAAAACTGACGTGGTTTGACAGCCTCGCACCCCGCGTGTTGACCGAGACCGACCCCGTGCGCGGCGTGGACCCGGCGCCGTGGTCCTGCGTGTACCATTGCTACAAGGCGCGTAGCGGCTACGACACCCGGGCCGGCGTGCTGCGCGTTTGCGCGTGGATGTACCTGTTCAAATCTTACAACGTTAAGGATTGGGTCTCCTTTTGTGAAACGTATGGGACCCCGTTGCGCTTGGGCAAGTACGCCCCCGGCGCATCGGAGGCGGAAAAGGATAGCCTGATGCAAGCCGTGCGCTCTTTGGGGGCGGACGCGGCCGGCATCATCTCCAAGTCCACCGAAATCGAGTTCGTGCAGGCGGCGCAGAAGGCCTCGTCGGATGTGTACGCGCAATTCGTGCGCTGGTGCGACGCCCAGGAGTCCAAGGCCATCCTGGGCCAGGTGCTGACTTCCGAGGCCTCGGGCGAGCAGGGCTCCGGCTCCTACGCCCTGGGACGGGTCCATGGAGACGTACGCCAGGATTTGGTGGAGGCGGACTGCACCGCTTTGGGCAAGACCGTGTCCCGGCAGTTGCTGCGCCCCATCGTCGGCTTCAATCTCGGCTGGGATGCGCCCACGCCCACTTTTCGATTCGATTACGAGCCGCCCGAGGACAAGGCCGCCCTGGCCCATACCTACCACGAGTTGGCGGATATGGGATTCGACATTTCCCAGGAGCATATTTCCGCCCGGTTCCGGGTGCCGATGCGCGCCAAGGGCGAAACCCCTCTGCGGCCTGTCCAGGCCGAAGCGCAAGCGCTCAAGATCGCGCTCAAGGGCGCCTCCCCGGCGGCTGTCGAAACGTCCCCGGCCGGGGAGGCGCTGGACATCCTGGAGGCCAAGACCATGGAGGCCGCGGCCGATCCGTTGGGCGCGTGGCTGGATCGCGTGGAGCGATTGGTGGCGGAGTGCGCCGACCTGGAGGAGGTGCGGGACCGCCTGCTGGAGCTGGCCGGCGAGGAGCTGTCCGCATCCGATCTGGGCGCGGCTTTGGCGCGCGCCTTCGCCCTGGCCGATCTGGCCGGGCGGTATGACGGCAAGGAGGGGGCGTAATGGCGAGCGCCGAATATCTCTCCTTGCCCTTTGACGCCGCGATCCAGACGTTTCGGTCGAAGCTCAACCTGCCCACCGAGCGCTGGAGCGATCTCTGGGGCGAGCAGCACGCCCGGGCGTTTGTGGTGGCCGGAGCGACCCGACAGGATTTGCTGTGCGATTTGCGGGGGGCCGTGGACAAGGCCCTGGCCGAGGGCAAGACTCTGGCCGACTTCCGCAAGGAATTTACCGGCATCTGCCAGCGCCGCGGCTGGGAGCCGCGGGGCGGCAAGGCGTGGCGCGCGAGCGTCATCTACAATACCAATCTTTCGACGGCCTACGCGGCCGGCCATTACCAGGCCATGACGTCTCCGGCCGTGCTCCAGGCGCGGCCGTACTGGCGCTATCTGCCGTCCAGCTCCGTCCATCCGCGACCGGAGCACATGGCTTGGTACAACACCGTGCTCCCCGCGGATCATCCCTGGTGGAACACCCACTATGCGCCCAACGGATGGGGCTGCAAATGCGGCGTGGGATCGCTCGACGCCGCGGAGCTGGCCGAACTCGAAGCCGCCTCCGCCAACTCGGCGCATCCCGTCCGGCGCGAAGCGCCGCCCATGGAAATGCGCTCCTACACCAACCGCAGGACCGGCGAGGTGATGCAAATCCCGCGCGGGATCGATCCGGGGTGGGACTACAATCCCGGCAAGGCGAGTTGGGGCGCCCGTGTGGCGGATGACGTGATGGCCGAGTGGCGGGCGTCCAAGAACAAGTACGAGCGGCTGCCGGCGCGGGAGACGTGGGCGTCCAAAAGGCGTCCCAAGGACATCCCGGCGGATGCGTCCATAGCCCATCCGGGCCGCGTGGCGGGAAGCGCTCCGGAGGCGCAGGCCATGCTGGAGGAGATCATGGGCGGGCCGTCCAAGGTCTACACCTGCAACGTCCCGGGCTACCGGCACGACATCGTGGTCAGTGCGGCCGGGCTTGCGAACCATTTAGGCAAGGACTTGGCTCGGTCCAAATACTTCGCCTTCCTGCCCGAGGTCCTGGAGCGCCCCTACGAAGTCTGGGCGCAATTCTCGCGCCACAAGGCTACGGGGCGCGTGTTGCTGTACACTACACTGTTCAAACGGTTCGACTTGGGCGCCGGCCGTATCCTGCATGTGGTGGCCAATTTTCGGAAAGGCGCGCTGCAAGAGGTTGAGCGGCTGGAGGCGTGGACGATGATCCCCACCAGGGACGCCAAGTCCATCAATAAGCGCCGCACTGGGCATCTGATCTACGGGAGGCCGTCGCAATGATGGGGCGTGAAAACGATCAAGGCCGGCGCATGGCCGGCCTCGCATCAATGGCCCTCGCTCCCCTTGCGGCGGGGCGGGCCTCTGGTGCGCGTAAGCGGTCGCAACGCGCCGCGCATCAGAGTCACATTCAAGATAACCCGGATGGGGGGCTGCGTCAATGGCCGGCGTGACGATGATGATCGATGACTCGGAGCTGCAACGCGACCTCAAAGGCGTGCGCGACCGGCTGGGCAACGCCCAACCGGCCTTCGAGGTCATCGGCGAAATGGCGCGAACCAGCATTGTTCGCAACTTCGAGGAGGAGGGGCGGCCCGAGAAGTGGGCGCCGCTCAGCCCGGCCACCCTGGCGCGGCGGTCCAAGGCCGGCCAGATATTGCGGGTGCAGGGATTCGCCGGCGGGCTCATGGGCTCCATCAACGCCCAGGCCGCGCCCGACAACGCGCTCATCGGGACCAACAAGATTTACGGCGCCGTCCAGCATTTCGGCGCCAAGAAAGGCGCGTTCGGCCGGACGTCCAAAGGCGCGCCGATTCCGTGGGGCGACATCCCGGCCCGGCCGTACATGGTGCTGCAAGAAGAGGACGAGACGCGCGCCGTGCGCATTCTCGGAAATTTCGTTCTCCGGGGCTCTTTGGCCTCGGATGGATCATGACAAGGGGGGAGAGGCTTGGACCAGTCTAAAACCAGTCCAAAACGCGCGAGACTGACCGTTGCGGTGCTCGATGCGTCTCGCGCCGTCCCGGAATGGATTCATCTCCTGCCGCGCGGCGAGGTGCGCGTGGAGGGGGGCAAGGACCTGATCATGGATGACGAAGCGGCCGTCCAAGTTTTGGACGCGTTTTCCGCGCTCACCCATGACGTGGTCATCGACTACGAGCACCAGACCATGGACGGCGGGCAGGCCCCGGCGGCCGGCTGGATCATGGAGCTGGACTGGCGCGAGGACGGCCTGTGGTCGCGCGTGTCCTGGACGGCCAACGCGGCCGGCTACATCCGCGCCCGGGAGTATCGCTACCTGTCCCCCGTGCTCACGTTTGACAAAGGGACCAGGCGGATCACCCGCCTGGTCAACTGTGCGCTGACCAACCAGCCGGCCATGATGGATGCGCCGGCGCTGGTTGCGAAAATCCACTTACAGGGAGGTCTCCTTATGCCCGGATCGACCCCGGACAAGACCCTGGACAAGGCCCGGCCGGCCAGTTCGGCCATACTCAAAGAATTGGGGCTTGAAGAGGCCGCCGACGAGCACGCCGTGCTTTCGGCGTTGGCCGCTCTCAAAACCCAACAGAAGCCGGCGCCGGCGCCGGACGCGCCGGCCAGTGCGGCCGTGCTCAAGGCGCTGGGGCTTGACGACAAGGCCGATGAAACGGCCGTGCTCGCGGCCGTGGCCGGCCTTAAGGCGCCGGCTTCGGCGGCCGCGGACCTGGGCCGGCAGGTGGCCGCGCTCCAGGGCGAACTGGCCGGCGTCAAGGCCGACGGCCTGATCCAGGCCGCGCTCCAGGACGGCCGGACCAGCCCGGCGGAACTGGACGCCTGGGGCCGCCAGCTCGCCAAAGAGCACCCCGACCAGTTCGAGCTGATCGTGCTGAAGCGCGAGCCCGGCTCCGTGGTGCCGGTGGCTGGAATCACGCCCAAGGCGGACAAGGCGCAAGGCGACCTGGACGACGTGCAGTTGTCCATCAACAAGGCGTTGGGCGTGGACGCGGACGCCTGGGGCAAGTACGGCCCCAAAACCGAGGAGGAATAGCGCATGGCCCTGACAGCAGACCGCAAGATGGAGCATCGCGAGGGCGTGGAGATCGTCCTGCCCGTGGCCGGATCGACCACGATCTACGCCGGCGACCTGGTCGCCCTGGACGCCAGCGGCTACCTGGCGCCCGGCGCGGACACGGCCGCCTATTCCATGGCCGGCGTGGCGCGTGCATACGTGGACAACTCGGCCGGGTCCGACGGCGACGCCGCATGCCTCGTGGCCCGCCAGGGCATTTGGCGTTTGCCCCTGGCTACGGCCGCAACGCAGGCCAACGTGGGCGACACGGTCTACCTGGCCGGCGACGGCAAGGTGGACCTGGCCGCCAACACCACCAACGATATCGCCGCCGGGAAACTCGTGGAGCTGATCAGCGCCACCGAGGCCTGGGTGGATATCAGCTCCGCAACCTAAGGAGGAGGCAATGATCGTCAATCAGGCCGCGTTGAGCGGCATCTACAAAAGCTTTTCGACTGTTTTTAGCGAGGCGTTCGCGGGCGCGAAAACACTGTGGGACATCGTGGCCATGGCGGCCCCGTCCACCGGGCGCTCGGTGGACTACAAATGGTTGGGCGCTATGCCCATGATGCGCGAATGGTTGGGCGATCGGGTGCTCAACGACCTGAACGCATTCCACTATGAACTGGTCAACAAGGATTACGAGGCCACCGTGAGCGTGGACCGCAACGACATCGAGGACGACCAGATCGGCGTCTACCGCCCCATGATCCAGGGACTCGCGGCGGCTGCGGCCCAGCATCCGGATGTCTTGGTCTTCTCCCTGCTCAAGGCCGGCTTCTCGACCACCTGTTTTGACGGCCAATACTTCTTCGACAGCGACCACCCGGTCGGGTCCTCGTCGGTGTCCAACACCGGCGGCGGATCGGGGACCGCTTGGTATCTGTTGGACCTCTCCCGCCCCATCCGGCCGCTTATCCTGCAACGCCGCAAGGCGCCGGAGTTCGTCAGTTTGGACTCCGCCAAGGACAACCATGTGTTCATGCGCAAAAAATATCTATACGGCGTGGACGACCGCAAAAACGTGGGGTTCGGCCTGTGGCAGCTGGGGTACGGCTCCAAGCAGGACCTGACCGCCGCCAACTACGCCTCGGCCCGTGCGGCCATGCAGTCGTTCAAGTCCGATGAAGGCACGCCGCTGGGCGTCGTCCCGACGCACGTCGTGGTTCCGCCGACGCTGGAGTCCGCCGCGCGGACGCTGTTGACGAGCCAAGTCAACGCCTCCGGCGCGTCCAACCCCTGGTACAACACGGCCGAACTGGTCGTGGTCCCGTGGCTGGCCTAGAGCGCAGCCCAAAATGAGAAAGTGAGGTTCACATGATTCGCATTCGATCCCAAAAGGACGGCTTCCGCCGGGCGGGCGTCGCCCACTCCAAGGAGTGGCGCGAATATCCGGATGACAAATTCAGCGCCGAGCAGCTGGCGGCCTTGCAGGCCGAGCCCATGCTGCAGGTGGAGGTCGGCGCCGACGTCGGCGGCCCGACGGACGCCAAGGCCGGCGTCAAGACCGACAAGAAGGGCAAGTAAGCCATGGCGTACGCCACGTTGACCGACTTGCGCGCGGTGGCCGACGAGGCCGAGCTGGTGCGTCTGACCGACGATGAGGGCGCCGGCTCGGCCGTCGACGCCGTGCTCACGCAGGCGCTGGCGGACGCATCCGACGAGATCGACGGGTACATCGCCACGCGATACGCCGCGCCCTTCTCGTCCGTTCCGCCCATTCTGCGGCGCTACTGCATCGACCTGGCTCTGGCCGCGCTCTACGCCCGCCGGCCCATGGGGCCGCCCGAGCATATCGAGGCCCGGCGCAAGTCCGCGCTGGCGTTCCTTACGAAGGTGGCGGCCGGCGCCATCAGCCTGGGGAGCGAGGACCCGGACCCGCCCAAGGCCGAGGCCCGCATCGCGTCGGCGCCCCGCCGATTCGGCCGGCGCAGTCTGAGGGAGTTCTGATGCTCCAGTTGCTCAAGGATGTTGTCTCCCTGCTGCGCC